TGGTAAATATGTAGTAGATCCACCTGTTGCAGTAGATGTGTCAAATTGATTATCTGCTGCATATCTATTTTGAGAATCAAATAATGTATAAGGTTGAGATACTTGTAATCTTCCAAATGCATCTGTATTAGTTCCACCTATTGTAACATAGATTGGATTACTTGGCCCTGAATTTACATTAGAACAACTCATTAACAACCATTCCCTGATCTCATATTAAACCAAACTTTTCTATCTGATTCTTCTTTTAAATCTTGTTGATAAGATGTATTTAATTGATTTTGTAATGTTGTTAACACTTGGTTAATTTGTCTAAAGTTATCAACAGTATAAGGTTCTCTTGGTTCTGGAATATATAAATTAATTTTTGCCATTATCTTCTTCCATCTGGTTGAGAATCCATTCTAAATATTCCATAACGCCAGTTATCATCTAAACTAGAACTTTCTATTTGAATACTAGCTAACCTTGCTCTGGCACGAGTATCCACCTTATCAGTAGATGTAGTTATTGTAAATGGACCTATATAAGTTTCACCTTTAGCTATTGTTGTATCTGCAGGATAAGATCTTAAGTAAATAGTAATAGCCGCACTTCCTGTTAAATTTTTAAAGTCTGGTATAAATCTTCTTATCTTAATAAAGTATTCTCCATCACCATCTACATCTAAATCAAAGTCTCCAGATCTAATATAAGAAGAAATAGCAATTGAAGTAGTTGCAACACTTGTTAAACTTAATACTTCATTTTTACCAACTTCTTGTACAAAGTAATAAGAACCACCAGCAGTTGCTCCATTAATAGTTGGAACAGTTGGTATTACTGTTGAATCATATTTAGTAGCATGTGGATATTTAAATACATTTGAATCTTCCCAAGTAGTTCTAGCTAATGTTCCAGTTGTCCAAACATTTTCATTATAATTAAAAGTTACAGATCTATTTATTAAAGTTGAATCTGCAGTTGGATAAAACCAAGTTATTTCACTATATAAAGAATTTAGTCCTGCATAAACACTAGAACCTTGTGTAAAATTAATACCTAAATTACCTTCTCCAATAGTTGTAAATACAAAGTCTTGTACTAATGATGGAATAATACTAACTGTACCATCAAATTTATAAAAGCTTCCTGTATTTCCCATCCACCAAACAGCTCCATTTACGAAACAAATTGCATGTTGTCCAATAAGACCACAGTTTGATCCTACTTTTCTAATACTAAACGTATAAGGTGTTCCTACATATTGTAATGTATAAGCTGCAGTATCTGTTAAAATTAAAATATAATCTTTTGCTTTAACTGCTCCAACAATTGTAGTTCCATCATCTAATCTAAATGTACCTGCTGTATTTGTAGATGTGGGTTCCCAATCAGTAATATCTTCTTGATTTGAAAATCTTATAAACATTGGATCTTGTGTTCCTGCATTTCCAATTGTTGTTTCAGTTCCAAGTTGTAATAAATGTCTATCTCTATCTGAAACCATTGACATAACAGAAGCTGTTGGATTATTTGGAATTAAAGCTGCTCTGTCATTAACTCCAGTACCTGCATTAGGGTACCAAATAAAAGAAGCACCATTTCTAATAGTGGCTATTAAATCTTCACCATAATTATCTAATGACCAGTTTGCTGCATCAATAACTGTATTTGAAGTTGTTCTTTCTGTTCCCCATGTTGAATCGCCCCATACTCCAGAACCCCAACCATATCCCAAAGCTGAAAAAAGAGGTCCAATAATATAATAAGGTGTAACTGTTGCACCCCCTTGATTTGTCATTCCTGTTCCAGTTTCAGCTGTTGCCATTGTAATAGTAAATGTATTACTAGTTGGAACACTTACTACTTCAAAAGTATTAGTTGTAAAATCAGCTGCAGTATATCCAGTAGTGGGACTTGTTGGTACACTTATTGAATTAAATGTAATATATTGTCCAATATCTAAGCCATGCGTTGTTTTATTAACTGTAACTGTTTTAGATCCTGTAGTTGATGTAAATGTTACTCCAGTTAAATTTAAACTTGTGTCTAAAGGTGTAATATCATAAATAGTATTACCATCATAAACATATAAACATTTATTAGTACCAAAAGCTGAATATCTTCTTCCTGTTAAATCTGTCCAAGACCATATGGCTCTTGCAGCTCCCGCTAAAAGCAAATTTGTAATTTGAGACCAACCTCCTATTTTTTCAGGAGAACCATAACGAAAGCGAACCATATCTCCATCAATCCACTGTCCTTCTGCTTGAGAAGCTGTAGATTGTTTATTAAAGCCTGGACTTAAAGGTATTTTTTTTAAAGGCATATTCGGTATTTTATACCAAAATACTGTACTAGTAAATTAAGAGCTTATTTTCTTCCACATTGTAGGACTTGGTATATTATGCTCTGATACAATATTTGGTTTCATTGTAAGAAGAATATCACCTGAAATAGATATTCTAGGCTTATCTGTAGTGTTTATTTGAGTTTCATGAAATATCATACTTGGAAATATAACTATGTTTCCTGTTTTAGCTGGATATATAGCGCTTGAATAGTTTACATCAGTAAATTTTGTAAAATATTCTTTTCTTACTGGAATATTTAAACCTGTTTTAGATCCTTCATCATCTATAAATACTAAATCCCCTTGTTCTTCAGCATAAGGGTAATAAACAAAACTATAATGAGAAGCCATATGTCTATGAGAATGAATAGATTGATTTTTAATAGTATAAGTTGCCCAAGCTTTAGTAATATATATTTCTAATATATCTAAATTTAAATGTTGTAATGTTAGTGCATCTATTATCTTTGGTTGAATAGCATCAAATAATTTTTTAAATCTTTCATCATGATGAATACTATCATCAATAGATTGTAATTCGTGTTGTTTAATATCCGTGGTCCGTGCATATTGACTATTGGTTGGTGTAACTTCTTTATTGATTAAAGGAATAATTTCTTTATTTATTTCTTCAAAATTATTTAATGCAGTAATATAAACTGGTTTACCAAACCATTTGGAAATATTGCTCATTATATATGAATATACTTTATTTAAATAAAGTCAATTAAGAAACCCTTAAAAATCTATAAATAATTTCACCATTACCACCATCTCCTCCAGCAGTACAAGCTCCAACTCCATAACTACCATATTGAGCTCCACCTCCTCCACCTCCAGATCCTCTTGTTCCAGCAGATCCTGCAGTATTAACTCCTGTTGGTGATCCTGCTCCTCCTGAAATATTTCCTGAATAAGAAGCTCCACCATTACCTCCACCTATTTGACAATTATCTCCACCGCAGTTTCCAGGATTAACTCCTGCTGCACCGTTTCCTGATTGATTAAATACTCCTACAGGTCCACCTGTACAAGTTGAAACACTTACAACAGCTCCAGATTGATTAAAAGATCCAGATGTAATTGCTGTTCCTGAAATAGTTGCAGATCCAGCAGTTCCTGCAGTATTAGTTCTTAATGGTCCTTTAACTCCTCCGCCTAGTCCAGAAGATCCACCTCCACCACCTAAAGAAAATATACTTCCTGTTGTAGATCCAGTTAATGAAGTTAAATTACCTGAAGTTGCAGTTATATTAAATTTACCACTACCATTACCAGCAGGACCATAAGTTCCTGCATTTAAAGTTAAAGTTTCTCCTGCTACAACTTGAAATATTTTATCTGATATATAGGCCCCTGATCCACCACCAGCTCCTGCTGATTCTCCACCTGCTTTATCATAATCTGCTCCAGTGACAGCTCCACCTCCGCCTCCAACGGCTGCTTGAATATGAACAGCGTTAGCACCTTGTGGTACAGTTGTAGTTGTAGAAGTTCCTGTTACTGTTACAAAAGATGTAGCTGTAAATGCTACAAATACAGTTTGCCAAGTACCTGATACATTAGCATAAGCCACATCTACAGATTTCCAGTTTCCAGAAACATTTCCATAAACATTTGAAACTGTTTTAAATGTGCCAGAAACATTTGCTGAAGTTACGGCCATGATTAATTATGCTGTATATTGGAACCAAAGATCTCCATCTGATCCTGATGAAGGAGTAGATGTACTAATTGTAAATTTTCTAAGTAATTTTGCAGCTGTAACTGAGTTATCATTTAATTTAGCTGTTGTTACTGCATTATCAATAAGTTTATCTGTACTAATTACATTGCTACTTATTTGAGTACCTGTAATAGCATTATCTGCAATTTTAAAAGTTGTAACTGCTGCTGTATTTAATAAAGAAGTTGTAATAGCATTAGCAGATATTTGTGCTGATGTAATTGTTCCATCTAAATTATTTAAAGAAATTGAATTAAGATTTGTACCATTTGAATAAGCAAATGTAATAAAACTTTGTGTTAAATTAAAACCAGTTCCAGAAACTGTTTTAAAAGTTAAAGTATATCCAGCATGATTTGTTGAATCTTTTATAGCATAAAATTTTTCAATACCATCTGGTATTGTTATAGTTGAATTCGCACTTAAAGTTCCTGTAAATTCAAGCACCATATTTCTAGCATTAGAAATAGTAGCATTTGACATTAATAAGGTAGTTGTTGTAGATGTTAAAGCAACAGATTGATAACCTGCTACTGCTTGTTGAATTAAGTTCCAGTTGGAGTTTGTTTTATCTCCCCAGGTATTGGAGTCTTCTCCAGTTACCATTAACTCTAATTTAAGATCTGTTGAATATGCTGATGCCATAAGTCTTTATATTATATAATTATTAAGCGGCTATATCAACCACACGCCAATTGTTAGTTGTATTAGTACTTACTGTTGTCCATGTATTTGTAGTATTTATATCAACCACGGCCCAAGCAACAGTAAAAAGTTTACCAGTAGAAGCTGTTAATTGATTTCCAGTAACACTTGCATTTGCACCTATTGCTATACTTACATAACCTGTAACTGTATTTAATGTAACTCTTGTTAAAACAACATTAGCATCAGCTCTTGTTATTACTGAACCTGTTGCAGATGCTAAATTATTTCCTGTTAAACTTATAAATTGTGATACACTAGTTTGTATAGCACTACTTTGTGATGTAATAGTTGCTCCTACACTATGAGTAGTTGCAGTTGTTCCGTTTATACCTCTAGTTAAACCAGATAATGTAAATACGTTTGTGTCAAATAAATATAATGCCTTAGATGTATAAGACATATATTCAGAATCTATTAATATAGTTCCTTTGTCTAAAAATTGATTAAATAAACTAATATTTCCATTTACATAGACAACAGTATCTGTTGCAGTCATGGAATCATGTATTGTAGATGTAAGATTAGGAAGAAGATTAGTTGTTAATGAATTTCCTGTTACACTAAATATAACTGACGCTTTTGCTGTTGCAGTTCCAGTAGAAGATGTTAAATTATTTCCTGTTAAAGGAACATCTTTGCTAACTAATATTGCAACAGTTCCTGTAGATGTTGTTGCACTTGTACCTGTTAAAGTAACTTTTCCAGTTCCTGTAATAGTTGGTGTTCCAGAAACCATAACCATAGGAATACCATCT